TGGCCGGATGAGGCCAGGTCCCCGGCTCGCCGTTGTGCCGCGCCGCCATTCCCGCGACCGCCGTGTAAAACGCCACCTCGGGTTCAAGCGCCGGCCGGCAAGCCCGGATGAACTCGCCAACGCTGGGCGGCCAGTCGGGCGACATACGACGGCATGCCCGCAGCCCTTCGGCCACGTCCTGCGGCGTCAGGTTCTCTTCGTCAAACGCTTCCGCCCAGGCCTCTTTCCAGTTCTCGATGCTCTGCATGTCCGGGAAGTCCTTGAGCCAGCGCCCCCCGTAGGTGCCCGAAAGCCGGTTCCACAGGTGATCAATCAGGGAAATGCCTTCCAGCTTCGCCAGAGGCACCGCCCAGCGCGAGCGCTCAGGCGTCGATTGTGCGACCGTCGTCATAGTCGTGGCCTCCTTGGTTTCGATTGCGGTTCACGTAGTCGGTGGGGTTGAACTTGCCGGGACGCGGTGCGCCCCCCGTTGCAGCGCCGCTCGGGGCAAACAGCCCTTGCCAGCTTTTGCCGATGGCGTTTTTAATGACCGCGTCCGGCGTATGGCCCTGCTGGCGATAGCCGGCCAGGTCCTCGATCTGCTGCTTGGCGGCTTCCTCGGTCAACGGCTTGCGGATCTGCACACGGTGACGCACCCAGCGCCCCCACAACTCCGCGTCCAGCCAGTCCGGCAACTCCAAGCACATCGGGTCGAACCCCGACGAGCGCTTGCGCGCGGGTGACGGTTCTTGACGGTTATTCTTTTGGTTCTTGACGGTTATATGCGGGTGCAACCCACTGCACCCTTTTGCGTTGCCGTTTGCACCCTTTGCGCCGTCAGTTGCACCCTTTATGTCGCCGTTTGCACCCTTTTCAGCGCCATCCGAAAAGGGTGCAGATTTTTCGTCAGCCCCTTTTTCGTCTTTCTTTGCGGGTGGAATTGCTTCCCCCCCGGCAAGCCATTCCGGCGAAATTCGGTACTCCGAAGCTTGGCTGCGTCCACCGTTCCCAGAGCTCACAGCGATCAGCCAGCCGGCTTCGCGCATGCTCTTCAGCTGATACTGCACCGCACGGACGGACTGGCGGGTCTTGACGGCCAAGGTCTCCACGTAAGGGAAAATGTGCGTCCCGTCATCGTGCGCGTGGTCCGCCAGAGCAAGGGCAAGCAGCAACTCGCCCCCTCCGTTGCGGTAGCGCTCAAACACAGCGCCGAATACCTTTGCGCTCATCACGCCTCTCCATACAAAAGTTGAAACCCCCGCTCGGCCTCGTCGGGCCATTTGCCCATAGCGATGATCCGCAGGCGCGTAAGGCGCAAGCCGGGGATGAAATAAAAGAGCTTCTGTTCCAGCGGGGCCGAAGAGCGGTCAATGAACCAGTGACAAGGGCCACAGCCGAACGCGATACACCAGTCATGCGCTTTGATGCCCTTCCCCTTGCCGTCACGCAGCAGGTTGGAATGACACGAAACCGTCGTCTCTTTGTCGTACCGGCAATACCCGGGAACGCGTAAGAGACATTCCTCGCCTTCGGCAAGATCAAGCAGCGCCTGGTTGCGATAGATCGTCTTGGGCGGCTTCTTGCCCTTCTTGCGCGCCTTCATGGCCGCGCGGGGGGGCGGCATGCCGGTGGTGGCGCGCATCGGCGCAGCACGCAGCATCGGCGTGACGCTACGCTTCATGGGGGCCTTGTTCTTGAGGGGCGTGCGGCGCATCAGCGACATACCGCCCCCGCCTTGACTCGCCACCAGTACGGAAACTTCCAGCCGTTCATGTGCCGCGAGACCAGGCCGGCCTGGGTTGCATCGAACAGAAACGACTCAACCGCACGGGCGGCAGCATCAGCACGCGACGTGCTGGGCCACGGGTCCACCGCCACCAAGGTGGGTAGAACGATTTCCTGTAGCGCCTTGACATCGACCCGGCGCGGGGTGTCGATAATGGCCTGCTTGACCGCTTGCACGGCCTCAGGCGGCACCCTATACCCTCGGAACATGTGGAGGCAGTCAGCCATAGATGCCGCTCCACTCGACAAACGGAATGCGAATAGCGGTATGGAACAAGGCGGCTGCGGCGGCGTTGTGATCCAGTTCCGCGCGGCTGATGATGCCGCACACGTCGCGCACGTACTGCGCGGCGTGCTGCTGGGCCGACACGCCCTCGGGGGCGGCGCCAACGCGGGAGACAACCCACCGCTGGAAGGTCGCGCCGTTGCACATCATCGCGGCCGCACGCGACAGCGCCGCCCCCTTACGCTCCGTGGACGGGACACGCGCCCGCACGGGTACACCAGACCTTCCACGGTGCATCATTTGTCAGCCATCCCGCTCAGGCGGCGCGCAACGCCCGCCACCGCTTCCATAACGGCGCGCCCGGCCGCATCCACGCGCTTCACTTCTTGCTGGTCAACGCCTCCATCGGCCAGAGCGTCGTACACCTCTTTGCCGAAGGTGCCGTGCGCCACCATCAGCGCCGCCACCTGCTCCAGCACGGAAACGTCGCTTTCGGCACAGTTCTCGGGCGCCTTAACCAGCAGATAGCCGTTGCTGTGTGCGAATGCGGCCAGAATTCGGGCGTCGCCCGTCATCCGCACAACCCGATCGGCCTCGGCCAACGTCAGGTGATGCGTGGTGTTGTTGGGGTTGACCTTGTTGCGCAGCACCGCGGCCGATATGCCGACCAGCGGCCCCAGCGACTCGCTGCCGCCTTTGTATTCATGCACCGTCAGATCGGCCGCAGTGGTGATGTTCATTTCTAGATTTCCTGAACGTATCTATTGCGAAGCAGCGGCTTTACGATGCGCTGCATGGAAAACGATCTTCAACAGTCCAACGGACCAATCTGGATCTTGTCGTGGGGCGCTGCAGGGAGCAGCGGGAGTTCCGGCTGGGCCGGCGTTGTCGAGCTATCCATGTGCATGGCTTTCATGCCGCGCACGCCTCGTCGGCTGGCGCCTTTGGGTCAATCTCGCCTAGTACCCGACGAAGTCCTTGGATGTCCAGGCACGTTCCAAGGCGGGTCAGCGTCGTGTAGCCCGGGTTCGGAATCTGGCCACGCACGAACTTGGAAATCCAAGAGTGCGAGACGCCAGAGGATGCAGCGATAGCCGGCCATTCGCCCCGGCGAGCGATTAGCCGATTTCGAATTTCTTGGTCTAGGGATGTGTTCATTGCGGCACATTAGCAAAGTTTTGCTACCCGATCAAGCAACACTTTGCTAGCAATAGCTTGCACACTCCGCGCATGAGCCGCCCGACCCTCAATGAAACCCTAGCGACAAATCTCGCCCGCCTTATGGATAAGCGCGGGTGGACTCAGGCCGCCCTGGCGAAGCAGTCTGGTGTTGGGCAAACCACGATTAGCCTCTACCTGAACCCTGAGCGGCGCCAACCAAGCAAGAGCGGCAAGATCCCGTCCGCAAAGCTCTCGGAAGTCGAGAGCCTTGCGGTGGCTGTCGGGGTTGAGCCTTGGGAGCTTCTGAAGCCAATTACTGGTGTGGCTCAAGCGCAGCCGTCCAAATCCGGGCTGACCGATTTGGACCACGTGGAAGAAGCATTTCCGTGGGTGTCTCCCGGGAAAATGCCTTGGGATTTAGACTGGAAGCCGCCCCCCACGAGGGCGGTTGCTGGGCAGCTCGTAAAGCACGATGACGTGGTAACGAACGTCGCGCCTGGCATGCCATTGCCGGCCAACGACAGGTTCGAAAAGGTGCCGGAGTTAGGGGAAGTCCGCTTAGCAGCCGGCGAGGGAATTGAGAACGATCAGGAACTGGTTACTGGGCACGTTCAGTTTCGACAGTCCTTCCTTCGAGCTATTGGGGCTGACGGGGGGCGCGGCCGGATCGTGTATGCCAAAGGCGATTCAATGGCTCCGAAAATCCAAGACGGCTGGGCCATGATCGTTGTGCCGTCGCATTTGACGGTCCACGATCTTGTGCCGAACACTGTGTATGCCATCAATTTCGACGGACGTATGCTTGTCAAAATTGTGGCACGGGACCATCTAACTGGCCGTTGGACAGCCCAATCAGCAAACAGCGCGTACGCTGACATTCCTTTAGAGGGAACGGCCACAGTGAGGATCTTAGGCCGCGTAGCATGGGCAGGGGGTCTGCTCCGCAGCGGTGACGCTGCGCAATGGCAACGGGGCTGAACTGCGCTAAATATCAAGACGAACGGTTAGCCAAGCCCGATCGGCTGCCATGTGAACTGTGGCTTGATAAGGCTGCTTCTTGGCCAGATGCCTTGTGAGGCGGCGGTGGGGTGTGGAACCAAGAAAGCCTAGGCCGCCAATACTCCCGCGGCGATACACGTGGATGCGGTCGCCGTCGGGGTGTAGCCACAACGAAACTTTGTCGCCACTAGCCACGCCTTCGATGTTGTCCCACCGTAGATGCCCCAACTCTGCGACCAGATGGGTTGCCCTTGCCGCCCGCATCTCTTTTTCGGGTTGGCCATCTTCGACGTCGTACGTCAGATCCAAGGCCACCTTCGGAAGGGTCTGCCCTTCCTGCAAATCAACGCGCAGCACAAAGCGGAGATTTTGAAAATACTCGCGGTCGAATAGAGGCGCCACAATAGCCGCCCTATCCGCGGCGACGTACCCAACCAATATCCAGTTTTTGTCGCCTCCTGCTTCATTGACCGCGAGGCGGATGGCGATTGCATTGCCATCCGCAAGATTGCCTGGTTCCCTCTCAACTCGCGCAGTGCCTCCTAGATGGGCGAAACGCCGCAGGGCATCACCCCTACCCTCGTGATTTAGGCCCACTACCGCCAGCGACATAGTCCGGACCGCCATCCTTCCTCCAACGTAACAAATCATCTCCGGATCGTAGCCGAGCGCTGCGTTTTCGTTCTTAGCAAAATTTTGCTTGATTCAACTAGCAAAGTTTTGCTATTGTTCGCCCATCGCAAGCGCGATCGCTCTTTAACAACCCGTCAGACCCGACCGCGCCCCCAACGGGGCCGCGCAAGGGCGCGCCCAGTTCCCCGTAGGTGGCGCGAAACAGCAACCGGGCGTCAGCGCAGCAGCCAATGCAAGCGGAACGCTTAGAGGGGAGACAGGCCGGATAGACGGCAGAGAAACGCCTGGAACTCGACCAGGCGGTTTCGGCCAGCGCTGCGGGTCAGCGCTTACCGAAGCCCACCCCGTAGGAAATCCCACCATGAACAAAGATCGCCGTAAGCAACTGGACGCCCTGCGCCAGCGCATCGAAACCCTGAAGTCCGAAGCAGAAAGCCTCAAGGACGACCTGGAAAGCGGGCCGCACAGCGACGAGCAAGACGCCTTCGACAACATGCCGGAATCGCTTCAGGACGGCGAGAAAGGCACGAAGGCACAAGAGGCGCTGGACTCCATGCAAGAGGCCATCGACGCGTTGGACGAAGTTTGCAACGCACTGGAAGAAGCAGCCAAGGCTTTGGAAAAGGCCGCCGAATAACCCCGCGCCATGACCACCATCGAAACGCACGACACCATTGATGGGTACATGGACGAAGAACGGGGCGGTCCGTTCGGCCAGCGCTTGTCTGGCGACCGTCGCTACTGGTTGGCGTGGGCATCCGCCAGCGAACCGACGGTGGCCGGCTGTTCACCCGGCGTCATGGACGACTACGGCACGCTTGTGCCAGTCCCGCCCCCCGTCAACCCCAGCACTGAGGAAATGACCATGCCGAAACCCGCACGTACCGAAATCAACTGGACCCCCACCGACGAGGACAAGGCGCTTATAGACCAGATCCTGGACCGCGCCGAAACGGCGGGCCATTTGAAGAAGCGCAACCGCATTAACAGCGAATTGGACATCACGGCTTGCCATCTGAACGGCACGCCGTTGCGCCTGGCTGAATGGCTCCATGCCGACGACTTCAATTTCTTGCACGACCTATACGGCATCGACTCGCACATGAATCGAACCACCGGCCGATTGGTGGGTTGCTTCGCACCGCGTTTCGCCGGGTGACAGCCCCGGCTCATGCCCCGCGTGCGGGGTATCGGCAGGCGCTTGTTAGCCGTCCGATCGCTCAAATGGCTTCCCCAAGGCAACTGATACGCCATGAGTGACAGGCTGAACAGATCCAGGGTATTCAAGAATGCACGTTTCGCCTGCACCGTCCACCCAAGCGATCACAAATCGGATGATCCCAACGTCCTCACGCCGCAAACCATCGGCGGATAGATCGACAGAACTCTTACCATTGAGAACACCAAAGGATCTGGCAGGGAGAACTCTATCGCCTACGACGCATTCCACCAGCACATCAGTAGCTCGATATCCCGAATTCTCCAGCTTAAAACGTGCGCTAGTAATCCCACCCGAGGAAGCAGCCCCGTTTGGGTACAACCAGAGTTTTGAACGAAGGGCATCCCGCTCCTTCTTTTTAGCTTGAGCGAAGGCTTCGAGTTGCACATCGACTTGGCGCCGCGTGACTTCCACCAAAGCTTGCTGCTGCTCAACTGACTGCCTCAACTCTTCCGCCTGCTGCTTCAGCGCCTCAGTGCTGTGCCGTAGCTCCTCACCCTGCTGGAAGTAGCCAAGAATCAACCAGAGGACGGCAAGCGGTCCAAATATTCCGGCGAGAAAATCCCCCACCTCATTTGGAGCCATTTTGAATAGTGCCTCACGGCCACTCCACGATAGGGCAACAACGGTCCCCAGATAGAGGAGGGAGATGACAACGCCAATGAATGTTCGACGGCGATCCATTTTTATCTCTGTGATTTGGGCCTGCACAGATTCTATTCGGACTTCCCGCCTCAGGCCCCCAAGACCTCCATGGAAGTTTATATGTTCGCCATGCTCATTCGCTTCATCGAAGAACTGATCGACGCCTTCAATTTCGGCAGCAGCATCAGCAAATAGCACCACGCCTGTCCCGCCTCATCGGGGCGGCTTCGGAGAGCGGGTCAGCGCCGCATCGTCACCGGCGCTGAAAGTGACTTTCAGGATCTACCGGGCTACCGGCCCGCTCTCCGAAGCCCACCACCGCGCACCCCGCGCAAATCCCCATGCCCTCAACTATCCCCGCCTTGTGGTGGGGCCTGGCCCTGCTTGCCCTGGCGGCGGTGGCCCTGGTCCCCATCGGCGAACACTTCAACCGCCGCTATGTCGCGGCCGATCCCTGGGAAGCAACATGAACGCAATAAGCGCATCCGCCCCCCGGCCTGTAGTCGTCGCCAAGGCGACAACGCCGGCCATCACTACCCGCCGTCTCGCCGACATGGTTGCGCCACGCGATCACGCTGGGAAAGGCTGCTGGGATGACAACGCGTCCATCCCCCTTATTGCGTGGGTCTATGCGGCCCTCTTCGCCTTCGCCTTTCTGGTGGTACTGCCCTGGCTCGGGCGTGGGGCAGGCTTCTGACCTTGCACGGCTATGGTGTCTCCGCCCACTCCAGCAGCAACGTACAACTCCGATTTCTTGTTACTTCCGGGGTTGAATTATCCGAAGGGTCCCATACCGGGAACAGACCTCCTGACCTTGCTCGATTAACTGATGCGCCCATAACAGCTGAGTTGTCCAATAGCTCACCATCACCTCGTACTCGGTGTGCCCATCGGAAACGATGCTGAGACGTCGTCCAAACCCGTCTTGTACTGACCGAATGCAGGCAAGAGCCGCATAGATCTTCTCGCCGGCGTTTTCCGGAAGCTGAGTAAGAACATTCAATTCTTGCCCTGTCAGGACAGAAGTGTTGAGGCTGTTCACATTCTCGGCTACCACGGCAAGAAATTTCGCCAAATCCTCGCGGTTGCCCAAGCTGACGCCCTTCGCAATAGACGCTATAGCGGTATTCAGTTCTAACCGAAGTTCCTCCAAGTAAATCGCCACACCAGTCGCAATCAACTTGATGGCATCTTGCTGTTCAGCCTGCCGTTTTCTCCGGTCAGCGAGAGCAAGCCATAAGGCGGTACCGGTCGCCCCGGTCGTAGCGATGGCTGATGCCCATGCAGCGCCAACCGTCTGAAGCTCCATCCAAAAGCTCATGCCGCCTCCATTGCGCAAAGCGCCACCGTGGAGCGCGCATCGTATCCCAACCCCTCCTAGGTGTCACATGACCCATCCCCCCGCATCGTTTAAGACGATGATCAAGGACGGCACGATTAAACGCGCCGACGCAATG